TGTCCAAGTACCCATTGCTTGCAAAAAGCCTGAATTACGGGCAATGCCACCAAAATAAAGGGGAGAAGCTGCGCCACCAATGGCATCAGGGTCTAAATACCAGCAAGCTAAAGTGTCTTTTTGGGTAAAATACAGGCGGTTTTTAAACAAATTGACATTGATAAATGTATTTGAATTAACCCCTGTAATACCAATAACGGTGTATGTTCCTACTACCGTAGCATCTGCGGTAGGGGCAGTAGCCATTGTGTAAGTAAAGGTACTTGCGCCTGTTACATCAATAACATAAGTGCCGTTATAGTTGGATTCTGTAGCACCTGAGATAGTTACTCGATTACCGTCTACCAAACCATGCGGTGCAGCAGTAGTCAGAGTAGCTGTTAAGTTACCTGTGCCACCCCGTGTAATGGTGCTAATTGTTTGAGCGGTTGTAGTTGTAGCTACAAAAAACCAGCGTGTACCGTCATAAATACTTACAGGATCAACCCCGTTACAGGCTATTAAAAACTTACCTGCGGTGTTAGAAAGATTGACCGATTGCAACTTATCGCTATTTAAACCAGTAAATACACGAACCGCAGGGTTTACGGATGTTTCGTATATCTTGTCACCTGCTGCGGCAAATAGCTTGTAACCACCTATTTCCGTATAGTTCATCAAAGTATTGACAGCAGTCGTAATGCCTATTTCATAGCTACCGACTACTGATGCGCTACCGCTAGGTACAGCAGCCATTGTGTAGGTAAATGAAGTGCTATTAACTACGGTAATAGTAAATACACCGTTGTATTCGGCAGGTGTGCAGCCTGAAATAGCGACTTGTTTTCCAGTCGTAAGTCCGTGTGCTGTAGAAGTAGTAAGCGTAGCAACTAAACTGACACGGGTAATTGTGCTAATACTTACTGCGCCAGTAGGCGTTGTTAGCAAGCTAAATTGTGTCCAGCCCTTACGCATTGTTACATCGGTTGGTGTTGGATACCAGTTTACAAGCTGAATAGCATCCATTGGATTCATGTTTGCTTGCGAATCCCTAGCGTTCCAACCACCAATAGGGGAAGGCACAGAAGTCGTATTGGCAGAAAACCGTTTAGCTACTGCCATGATTAAGACCCATAGCCAGTATCGGGGATGTTCGCCCATCCAATAAGCACGGCACTTGGTTGCGGTGCAAAAGATAATGTAGCCGATCCCTTGTCGTTTGCTTTGGCAATGCTCAAATAACGCTGGTAATCCTGTTGCAATGAAGTGGTATCAAACGACTTGATTTGGAAGTATTTAAGTTTGGTCAGGATTGCAATGACGGAATCATCCAGCACGGTTGTGTCGCTATCGGCTGTAAAGCTATTCTTTACATCGCCTGTTGCGCTGCGTACAAACCCTTTAGAACGGTACTCAAAACCTAGATATTCAAGGGTGTTGTAAGGCGGCCAAATTTGAAATTCATCGCCAAGAATACGCCAACGAACCCTTGGGCCAGTCGAAATATAGCCTGATTTAAGCCATTGCCATTGCTGGGCATCAACAGGGCCTAACATTTGCCAATGTTTTGTCTTATCCCAATGGGTGTTATCTGTGACTGTTTCATAATCAGGCGGCAACGGATACTTCGTTTTACTGAAGGTTATAGTCCCGCCAACACTTGTAGATGAAGCTAATTGACTTGCCGTTACCGTTGCTCCTGTAACAGATTCAACATAGGTATCTTGGGGAATAGCTGTGCCTACGATGGAATAGGTATTGTCCAAACCTGTGGTATTGGCAACATTTAACAGATCGTAAGTGTTGGCAACGGTGTCACCAGTTGTGGTTATTGCTGTGGTATAGAAACGGTACTCCAACTCCAATGCTTGCCAATTATGCTCTTTAATAAGGTCATATCCAGCACGATTCATTAACGCAAGAATTTGCTGCACATCTTGGCTAGTGTTACCAACCACATAGGTCGGTACGGCAAGGTTAAGTTCAGCGGTAACTTGCTGGACTAATTGGAGTAGATTGGATGACATATTAGGCTTCCTCTGTAGCTACCGTTTTTTGTTTACGGGGTTTCTTTTCGCTTACAGCAGCAAGTATAGTGGCCATTTGTTCTTGCATTTGAGCCAGCTTCGCTTCCGTTTCTGCTTTCATTTTAGCAGTTTCTAGTTCCTTTTTGGCAAGTTCTTCTTTCAAAGCGTTAATTTCATGCTCACGCTTATCGGTTTCCGCTGCCGTTGTCGCTAGATTTAAAAATGCCTTTGCCTTGTCACGAAACGCATAAGGTGACATACCTGCAATCATTCCCATACGCTGTAACTGTTGATCTGAAGCGTGTGCAATAGATTCTACCGTTTGGAACTTAATTGCCCTTAATTCTTCGGCTTGGCTTTTTGAAACTAAAGGCCATTCCGTTAAAGGCGTTCCAACTACTTCCTCATCGTGCGCTCCCTGTCTATTCATGTAATTAGCCCATTGAATAGGGAAACGCTGCTTATGGTTTTGCAACGCATAAGTGTCGATTTCGGTTAGGGTATCGCCAGCAACGCAGATATGTACAAAGTCAAAGTCTTTGTAAATTGGTCTGCCAGCGTCTATTGATTCCTGCTCTTGTTGTACGGATTTCTTGTAGAAGCGTACTTGTAGGCGTGAATCTGCTCCTTGTGTATCTGAAGGTAAAGCCATTTTTAATTCTCCTAAGGTATTAGGTTGTTAAAAGGAAAAAGGGGCTACCGATTAAGGTAACCCCCTGTTTTTACTACATTTTGCTATTAAACACTAGCCTTGCCAAACCATCCGTAATCACCTGAAACCATTGAAACTGCTGGGGAGATATAAGCTCCACCAGTAGCAGCAACAGTAAAGGCTGTTGTGTTGATGTTGCAAACAGTCGTGCTTGGGGCAATAGTAGCAGCAGCTTCAGCCCAAACATAACGCAAACCATCAGAAGCGAAAGTTTGTGTGCCAAGTGGGCCAAAGTCTACTGGCTCACCGTAAGCTGCGATGTCGGCTGCAGACTGGATGCTGTCTAAATTAATCCCAGCGATGGGGAGAGTTGAATATGCCATGATAATTTCCTTTATTTAGTCGGTTGATTAAGCTGAACCAGTCAAAATGCCCTGCAATGAAGCGTTGGAGCAAGTTAAATTGCCAGCCCAACCATACAGCTTCACGATTGCATCTTGGTTAATCGACTGACGCTCACCACCAATAGGAACGAAATTACGCTCTTTGTGTGGTCGGAAGAAGATGTAATCGGTGTTCAAGAGGTACATATACAATGCGTTCTCTTGTGCTCCAATACCACCACCCAGTACCACATCAGCAGACATACCGCCACCGTAGAACTTAAGTGATGCGAAACCTGCTGCACCTTCGTCTACACCAGCAATACGCTGAATTGCTTGCAAAGAAGCTACATAACGCTGATACAAAGTGTTACCAGCAATAATAAGGTCAACCTTATCATTACCACGAACAGATTTGATAGCAGCAGTTGTCATAGCAGCTTGGATTGTTGCAGCATCGTTAGCACCAGTAGTTGCTTGGTTACGCCAAAATTCCCAGTTTGCACGGTTAATTCCACCGTATGTGCCTGAGTTTGGTGAAGTTGAAACGGCAGCGGCTAGACCTGTGATGTTCTTACCACCGTTACCAGTTCCGTCACCATACAAGTCACCCGAAATGCGGTTCAACAGACGGGCTTCAGACACTTGCATACGACCATCTAAAAGGTCGATGATTGCTTCTTTGCTGCTGTTTTGCAACATTTCCAAACCACTCATTGTCACAGAATCAGCATACTGAGTAATGCTGAACTGAGCCGCAGAGATAGGGCTATCAGGCGTAATATTCAATACTTCATAGCCGCTATAGCTATTAGCATTGTTAGTCGCTGGATCGTTGTACATAATTTCCTCAAGGATTACATTACCGCCTGAAAAAGGCCGTACATTCCCTTTGGAGTTAAGACGCTGAAGAATTGCATTGTTTTGTGTCAAGTTATCTGCCAATACTCCGCTACGACTTTGAATGGTGGTAGCGATAATATCGGTGATTGCGCTATTTGCGAATGCCATGATATTTCCTTTATTAGATTAAGTTAAACCCGACCACCCTCTGCATCGGCTAAATTAGCCATCAGCAAGGATCGTCTATCCTTTGCATCTGTCTTAGACACTTGACCGCTAGGAGTAACGGATCGTGGACTAACAGCAGTTGCTTTAGCTTTAGCTACTTGCTGTGCCTTAGATGCTTGGGTATTAGCCGATTTCAGGAGTTTTTCCTGTTCTAGCTTGTACGCTTCATCGTTCATACGCACCGCTTTGGCATAAGCCGTTTCTAGGTTTGGGGCTAAACCTCGCTCAAGTAATTGAGCCATATCTTCCCTTACCATGTCAAAGTGCGGAAACCGCTCTCTGTCACTACTTACCCGATTGATTTCTTGGGTCAACCGAGCATTTTCTTCTTGCTCCCGAATCGCTGACAGTTGATAAACTTGTTGCTGTGTAGCTTGAAGTTGCTGCATTAACTGTTGTTGATACGGGTCTACATATTGTTGTTCAGGCATCTGAACTGCATCTTGATTTAATTGTATTCCATAATCTGCTGCAAGTCTATGGAACATCTGTACCTTCTCTTGGTACGGTGCTTTGCTTAAAATCATGTGCGCCCGACCTAGATTATTAATCCAAGCTACGGGGTGAATGTTTTGTGCCTGTAACTCAGGTGCAAATTGACCAATGGCTTCTGTAAGCTGCCGTGCATTGTCGGCTTCTGCTTTGTAGGCAGAAACACCTTTTTTGTACTCGGATTCCCGTTGGTTTGCATATTCAGCAAACTTAGCAAATTCCGCTTTATCTAACGGTTTGCCTTCCTGCATCTTGTTCCATACCTCGACATACTCTTTTTTCCAAGTAGTAGGGCGTTTTATTTCCTCGTCAGAAACATTACTAGCTTGTCCCACCATGTCAGGTTCTTCAGCGGTATCTTGATCGGTGCTGGCTTCTTGGCTTTTGAAGCGACCTTTTTCGTCACGACTAATTTCTTCGCTGCCACCTTCTTCGCTGGCGTTTTCGGTTTGGATTGGATCGTCATTTACTTCAATTTCCTTTTCAACAGGGGTTTCGAGTGTGCCATCTTCGGCTTGGTCTAAGGCTGCTTCTAGTAATTCTCTGCGGTCATCTGACATAGTTTTACCTGTAGTTAAGTTTGGAATAAGTAATTTCAGCAATCTGCCGTTTACGGGCTTCTTGATCTTTGCGGCTAATTTAAGGGGCTTTTTGCTGCATTGGCACAGCATCGCCTATTTCCACGCAGTTATTACGCTTTAGGTTCTCACGGTGTGCGGATCGGCTGCCTACCCATGTACCATCAGCCATGCTGATATGCCCTGCAATATCAGGCATAACCATAGGTGCTTCCCTAGACTTCAAGGCTACTTTATCAAGCCACGATGCTTTGGCGGCTTCTAAGCCAATAGTAGGTGTCCACCATTCTAGGAAAAATTCCTCATCCGTTTGTTTGGCTTCAACATGGTTTCCTTTGGAATATCCGCATTTAGGGCAAATCATAGGTTCTCCAATAATGAAGGTAATAAATGCCATTCTTCTTTTCTAAGGGTTACTACTGAATCGTACCATGTTGCGTTTTTCCAACGCCAACAGATGTAATCATGGTCTGGCAGCAATAAAAAGCACTTTACACCTAATGCACCAGCTAAATGTGCGGTGGCAGTATCAGGTGCTACTACTGCTTTCATCGCCTTCATGTGGCAGGCAGTCTTGTAAAAGTTGCGCTTCCAACCGTCATTAGGTAATGGGTCAAATACATCGTCTAGTTCTATATGGAGTGAGTAAACATCGTTTCCGACTAGTTCTCGCATGGTTTCTAAGGGAATTGACTTGGTGTAGTGCAATGGGCCATTAGATGCAGACCAATTTACCCCTACTTTGCGTTCAATATTGGATGGTCTAGCCTCAAAATACCCTTCAGAGCCAACAATCTTTTGGGTTGTAACAGGAAAGGATTGTTTGACAAAAGGGGGTGCATAAGTCGCAAAATGGGGTAAGGACATAGACCCAATCCAGTAATCTGCTTCTAATGGTGGGCCTGCTGTCTTAGAGCAAGAAATGTAATCTATGCAATCCATCGTTCCAAGTAGCTGCATCATGGATTCATGGCACATAACACTTAAAGTCTTAGCTCCCCAAGCCTTGAGCATAGGTAAAAATCGTGCAAATTGAATAATATCGCCATATCCCTGTTCCATTTGGACAGTAATGTGCTTACCAATAAGCCTTTCACCATCCCATTTGGGTGCTTTTATCCATTTTTGCCAGTTTTCACCAGTTGCCTGCATCACCAAAAAATGCCAACGGAACTCAAATAGGCGAAATCCAGCTTGGAAATGCCCCATGTGTAGTAAATCTACACCTTTTTTGTACTGTCTATATGCTGTCATGTTTCAGGCAAGTAATCGCCTTCTCCTTTATAAAAACAACGCTAAAATTCCATCCTCATCATCTTTTTCGGCAAGTCGTTGGGCTTCCATTACTCGCAATTGTTCTTGAATGAGATATTGCTGGTTTCTGTAAGCCACCGCTTGAAGGATATTATCCCGTTGTCGTTCAAGGTAGCTTATAGACCGCTGTAATTCTTCTGTTTCAGCTAACGGTATATCAGCTTTAACCTCTTGTTTGGATTGTACTTTAGGTTGCTTAACTTTAGCAACAGGATCAATCAAATTTCTAAATGCTTGCTTGCGTGAAGCATTAGCATCTTTTGTGGCTTTTTCAAGTAAACGCTGCCGTTCAGCTATTTTCTGCTGTAACTTCTTAATCCTACGCAATTCTTCATAAGTCCAG